AAGAGGGTAAAGTTTTTTGAAAAGATTTACCATAAAAAAGGGAGCCAGTGGCTCCCCCAGGATTTAGTGTTTAAATTTTTATTCATACCTTGGATTATTAGTTTTTAAGCAAATTTTTGCGGCTTTTAATCTTAATTTGTCATCATCAGTATTTAACCAAGTAAGCATACTTAAAGCTTTAACCATGTTTTTAATTGCCCATTTGGGTTGGTTGCCAATTATTTTCCAAGCTTGTTCTTTTGTCATTTCTTAATGCTCCACAATTGCGATTGATTTTGCTAAGCTCGAACCTTTGCAAAGTTTGCAGTCGGTGCATTGTGCCCGTCGGTTCATTTCTTTTGATGCGGGGCATATAGCTTCGTTTGCTTTATCGACTTGCCCTAGATCCGCGACAACTCGGAACGTGCGCCGCCCTGCTTTCCAATGCATAACTGCTTCCGCGTAACTATCGGCGCTCTGCATCGCAATGTCGGGTCGCCATGGTTTCTGGTGCGTGTACGCCGTCCACGTCTCACACTCGGAAAGCAATTGATCCCAAACGTGTGACGGAACAGCAGCCGGATCGCCGTATGTACCAACACGAACGAAACGACCACGCCCCATTGTTGCCGCATCGCCAGTTTGATAGACGCCGCGCTTGTATGCTTTCCATACAATTAAAACGCCTTGTCCTAGATTGACGTAACACTTGCGACCCTTGGCAATTTTGCGCTCTGGCTCTGTTGTTACTTCTCCACGCATTGGACAGTCGCCACAAATAGAATAATCTTCGCCAGTCTTTGAAGCTTCCAATGGGTTTATATCTTCGCGCAATATATAAGTCTGGACTACCTTGCCAGTCTTCGTGTTACGGTTTGAGTAGGTGGCAATAACTACAATTGGTTTATTATCCAATAAGCTAGGCCCGTTGTAGATAATAGCTGATTTCATTTTCTCTCTTTCTTTAGTTGATAGATACAGTTTATTAAAATTTAAAGTTTTATACAAGTTATTTTTTATCTTGCGCCTTTCCTGCGCCCTTTATCTTGCGCCTTTCCTGCGCCTTTTAATCTGGGCTTGGCTGCCCAAGCTTTACTATTCCCCAGGGACAAAGGCAAAAAAAGAGGGGCGAAAGCCCCTCTGGTTTATTTTAGTTTATCGAACTCTTCGATCAGTTGATCGTATAGCGCAGCGGCTTCCTTACGGCGATCAACTTGTAGCATCATGAACATACATTCTAATTTGAACTTCAACTTGTTGCCGAGAGTTTGTTCTTTCTTTTCCATAAAAAATAGAGGGGCTTTCGCCCCTCCCCTCCTAAGTTTCTTCTCTGGTTAAACGTTCAAAAGTCTGGGCTGCTTCTGAAATTGCATCTCTCTTAGCTATCTTGAGATTTGCAAGATCCTCTTTCTCAACCCAACCTAAATTATCTAGATCGTTTTCATAACGCCGGATCAATCGACCCATTAGACCTAGATCTAAATCAACCTTTACATTTAAGGTCGCTTCCTGAATATATGATTTTTTCATATTACTCTCTCTTTCGTTAATGGTTAGCACCTTGCTAACCTATAAAAAGACTACACCAATTTAGACCATCATGCAAATAAAAATTTCAATTTATATACAATTATTTTAGGTTTGCAGCTGCCAGGTTAGAGCCTCGATCCTGCGCCTTTCCGGCTCTCTTTCCTGCGCCTTGCGCCTTTCCTGCGCCCCTTAAAACAAAACACCAGGGAACAAGTCCCTGGTGTAAAGAGAAAGAAAGCCCTGTAACCCTGGGCCAGGGATTGGTTATTTTATTTTGTATTCCTCTAGCATATTTCTAATGTCATATATTAAATTACATACTCCGTTAATCTCAGCTTTTGCCCAAGGATCATTATCATAATTGTCCATTAACTTGGTTAACCTTTTAATAAATTCTTCGTATCTCATAGCACCGCAGCTCCGTATAATAAAATGATTCCGGCGAATAGTATTAGGAATATTAGAATCCCTTTCATTAGTTCTCTTATCATGAGTGTTCCCCTGTTAATACTTTCCATATTTTAGTCCAATCCCCTTTGTATGCTTTACGTTGCAACAATACTTCTACTGTACCATCATTATGCGTTAGCCTAGAATGATCCAAAGGTAGAACTGTAATGTCCCCTTCGTGTAAAAACACTTGTAGTGCCGCTGCCCCTTGTTCTATTTCTGTTTTGTCATTCATGTTCTTTCCCTTCTAATTAAGATGCAAAGCGCATCACGGATGAGCCAGCTGCGTGGCTCATCTCTGATATGCTCTATACAATCCCCATCAACATACCTGCCGATACAACTGTATTAGTTTCACAGTTCTCGCACCAACCTCGATCCTGGTCGGGTTCCATCTCAGTTGAGTAGTCACATTCTTTATTCATGCAAATTGCTGGGTGCAGGCTATCACAAACATATTCTTCCATCATATCTTCGGGAAAGTTATAGCCCCAATCGTTAGCTAGTTTATTAAGTTTATTCATTATCTTTCTCTCTTTCTTTAATTGATCAACTTGGACAACCAAGCTGCGGGTTAGTGGGAGGCCAAAGCCTCCCGATTGATTAGTCTATCCAAGTAAAACGGGGGCGTGCTTTAGTGAGCGTATGGTTTCTATCAAATGCTTCCTGCCCGTGAAGTTCGATGTATTTCGCCTTATCGGGAACACGTTTTTGTGGTGTATAGTTCGGATCAATTGCCATCTCAGCATAACCTAGATCAAGAGCCTCTTGCTTTTTAGCTTCTATCTGGCCTTTGATAACTTCAATCTCTCTTTCAAGACCTTCGACCTCTTCGCGAAGATTGAAACCTTTATCAACTTTGATATTACAATCGTCTAAGCTTTGCTCAAAGTCTTCTACAATCTCATCAAGTAGTTTCATCATAGACATTTCTTTCTCTCTTTCTTTAATTAAAACGAATCACTATTGATCCGATAAAATAACCGTGAACTATTTTTTCACAAATGTAAACATATAAAATGCAATTAATTACAATTAATTTAAACTTTTTTACCTATCAACTAGTCAAGCAGCTGAGCTTTTGATCTATTTAACCAGCCAATCAGGGTAACTTTGGCCAATCGTTTTTGGTTTTTTGCCGAGATCCGCGCCCCCATCCCCCCCTTTTCGGGGGGCAATACTGTTATATACGACATATATACAAGGTTTGATAAATTCATTCGGGGGTAATTCCATTGCACTTGTAAGTAGAACACAAGTAGGTTCCCTAGACCCCCAAAAAAATTGCCCCTGTATTTTCATTTGAGTTTATTGTATTGTGCCCCCAAGAGGACAGAAGAGGTGTCATATGGAAAACGAAGAACAGCAACAATCCAACCCGATAGCTAATTTTTTTAAGAACCTGTTTTCAGGGTCCGGGGGTCAAGGTTCAGCCTCCAACGTTAATAATTCTGGCACCAACGAGGCTAACGACGGAGATGCTGACGTTGGTTTTATGAACAGTTTGATGATGGGTTTAGGTTTACGGGATCGGACGGATGATTATTACCGTGCGACGATGGATTCGATTCGTCGGAGTCAGGGGCAGCAGGCTGCGCAACGGTATCGAGATGGTATTAACAATCAGGGTGTGTTGTCTGTTCCTGGTGCATTGGGCAATTACAACATGGCGACGGGTGCTGTAACTGGAATGCCTCCACCTCCGGGTGGAAACGTTCGACCACCGCTTAGACCTCCTCAAGGGATTATGTCTTTACCGACAGCGCAGGATCAATTGTTGAACATTCAACGACAGAACATGATGATGCAGACGGGCGGTCCGGGGCAGATATATCCTCTTGTCTAAGACCGAGTATCGCAGGGCCGCGCCCCGAGATCTAAAGGGAATAGTGGAGCTTGGGGAGAAGATGCATGGTGAGACGGGGTTTGCGAACATTCCGTTTAGCGTAGAGCGGACGGCATCGGAGACGATGCGATGCATGTTAAATTCGAATTACTTTGCGAACGTGGCGTTGAAGGACGGCAAGGTTGTTGGGATATTGTTTGGGTATCTGGAGCAGCCGTTTTTCACGGAACAAGTTGCGGGATACGATTGTGTTTGGTATGTAGACCCTAGTTGCCGGAATACGATGGTTGGGCCTCGGCTCTTGAAACAGTTTGAGACATGGGTCAAGATGAACGGTGGGAGCATTGTATTTACGACGTTAGGTTCTAATTATAGATCTGACAGGGTTGGCAAGCTTATGGAGCGGATGGACTTTGAGTATCAGGGTGGATTTTACCGGAAAGACATATGAATCTACAAGCACTACCAGAGGAAGCGTTAAAAGAAATCTTGGCACTAACGGAGGCCAAGAAGAATCTTGAGTTACGTGAGGAAGCGCAAGAACACTTCATGCCGTTTGCGCATCATGTGTACGAGAACTTTATTGAAGGTCACCACCATAGGATCATAGCTAAAAAACTTGAGCAGGTTGCACAAGGTACACTCAAGAGGCTTATAATTAATATGCCTCCTCGTCATTCTAAGTCTGAGTTTGCGAGTTATTTAATGCCTGCATGGTTCTTGGGGCGCAATCCGAAGTTAAAAATTATTCAAGCGACGCACAACACGGAACTTGCGGTGCGTTTTGGTAGGAAAGTGAGGGATTTGATCGATGATCCAGCGTATAAAGAGATATTTCCAGACACGGTTCTCAAGGAAGACAACAAAGGTGCGGGTAAGTGGGGTACAAGCAGAGGCGGCGAGTACTTCGCGGCGGGTGTGGGCGCAGCCGTTACGGGCCGTGGTGCGGACTTGTTCGTCATTGACGACCCTCATTCGGAACAAGATGCGTTAAGCGAGACTGCATTCGACCATGCGTATGAATGGTACACATCTGGACCTCGTCAGAGGCTTCAACCGGGTGGTGCGATCATAATTGTTATGACTCGATGGGGTAAAAAAGACTTGACAGGGCGTTTGATCAACAATCAGGGCAGTGATGTCATGGCGGATCAGTGGGAAGTGGTAGAATTTCCTGCAATTCTGCCATCAGATGCCCCGTTATGGCCTGAGTTCTGGGAAAAAGACGCATTATTGTCGATTAAAGCGTCGTTACCTGTAGGAAAATGGAATGCACAGTGGCAACAAACGCCAACTACGTCCGAATCGGCTATAGTTAAGCGGGAGTGGTGGCAACCGTGGGAAAAAGAGAAGATTCCGCCTGTGAATTACATCATTCAGGCGTATGACACGGCGTTTTCCAAGAAAGAAACAGCGGATTACAGTGCAATTACAACATGGGGCATCTTTTTCCCGGAGGAAGGTGGCACCGAACAGATTATATTGATGGATGCACGGCGTGGAAGGTGGAATTTCCCTGAACTCAAGGAGGTTGCGTATGAGGAACACGAGTATTGGGAGCCAGACATGGTACTTGTGGAGGCGAAAGCCACTGGTACGCCACTGATTGACGAGCTGCGATTACGCGGGATTCCGGCGTTAGGGTTTTCCCCTGGCAAAGGAAAGGATAAGGTAACTCGAATGCACATGGTTGCGCCATTGTTCGAAGCTGGTGTAGTATGGGCACCAGTAGACAAAAAATTTGCTGACGAAGTTATAGAAGAAGTAGTTTCATTTCCTAATGGCGATCATGATGACTTTTGTGATAGTATGACATTAGCGTTGATGCGATTTAGGCAGGGTGGTTTCATATCTCTGCAAAACGAACACGAGGAACAGATGGAAGTTCCCCGTATTAAGGAGTATTACTGATGGCCTTACCACCTCTGATAGATTCAGGAATCAGACCCGAGGATATGGTGGCTGACGAGATGTCGGTTGAAGTTCCTGTGGCACAAGTAGAAATGTTTGAGAACGGAGCCGAAGTCATACCAGATGGTGAGGGTGGAGCAATCGTTCAAGCTTTGGCAGAAGCTTTGATTGGTGAGATGGCGGAGGAGCCGATTCCATTTGATGCCAACCTTGCTGAGTTTCTCGAAGAAAGTGACATGAGTGACATTGCTAGTGACCTACTATCTTCGTTTGAAGAGGACACGGAGTCAAGAGACGAGTGGGAAGAGACTTACACCAAGGGTCTTGATTTGTTGGGCGTCAAGACGATTGAGAGATCACAACCGTTTCAAGGTGCTAGTGGTGTAACACATCCTTTGATTAGTGAGAGTGTAACACAGTTTCAAGCGCAGGCTTACAAGGAGCTGCTCCCTTCTGGCGGTCCTGTAAAAACAAGGATTGTTGGTTTACAGAATCAAGAAACTGAATCTCAAGCCAAACGTGTCAAAGATTATATGAACTATTTGATTATGGAAGAGATGGAAGAGTTCGATCCTGATATGGATCAATTACTATTCTACCTCCCGTTGTCTGGTTCTACATTCAAGAAGGTATATTACGATACAGTTCGCAACCGCCCTGTTGCTAAGTTTATCCCTGCACAGGATGTTGTTGTTCCGTACTCAGCTAGTGATTTGGCTACAACACCTCGGATCACGCATATTCTCAAGATGTCAGATAATGATTTGCGCAAGCAGCAAGTCATGGGGATGTATAGGGAAGTGGAGCTTTCATCGACAGGAGATGATGAAGAGAACCCAGTTCGTCAAAAGGTGGATGAATTACAGGGTACATCTAAGTCTTATACCGATGAAGTTCGTACTGTACTTGAGATGCATGTTGAAATGGACATTGAAGGTTTTGAAGATGTCGATGAAAACGATGAGCCTACAGGAATTAAATTACCTTACATTGTAACACTGGATCGGGATAGTTCTAAGATTTTTTCTATCCGTCGAAACTATATGGAAGGTGACCCGTACAAACAAAAGATTCAATACTTTGTTCACTACAAATTCATGCCAGGTCTAGGTTTCTATGGCTTTGGTTTGACCCACATGATTGGTGGCCTTGGTCGTGCAGCAACGAGTCTTCTTCGACAATTGATCGATGCAGGTACTCTTGCAAACCTCCCAGCAGGATTCAAGGCTAGAGGCGTAAGGGTTCGCAACGATGATGAACCATTGCAGCCGGGTGAGTGGCGGGACATAGATGCACCTGGGGGGAACATACGGGAAGCAATCATACCGTTACCGTACAAGGAACCATCGGGCACACTCGCACAGCTTCTAGGAGCACTCGTAGAGGGTGGAAGAAGGTTTGTGTCAGTTGCGGACAATGCCGTAAGTAACATGAATCAGGAGATGCCTGTGGGCACCACGGTGGCTATGTTGGAACGCGGCATGAAGGTTATGTCAGCGATTCACAAGCGGCTGCACTACGCACAAAAGAATGAGTTTCGTATTCTAGCGCGGGTTATCGCAGAAAACTTACCAGAGGCATATCCTTACCCAGTAGCAAATGCGAACTCGGAGATTAAAATAACAGACTTTGATGGACGGGTTGATATCCTACCTGTCAGTGATCCAAACATTTTCTCTATGGCACAACGTGTGTCGTTGGCACAAAGTCAACTTCAACTTGCTCAATCTAATCCACAGATGCACAACTTACACGCAGCATATCGTCGTATGTATCAAGCTCTGGAGATACAAAACATTGACGAAATATTGCCGCCACAACCTCAACCTCAACCTACGGGTCCAGCTTTAGAGAACTCATTAGTTCTCAAAGGCAAGCTTATACAAGCGTTCCCTGGACAAGAGCACAATGCACATATCATGTCACATGTGGCATTCTTAAAAACTCCTTTGATTATAGCAACGGCTCCGGCGCAAGGGGCTTTGTATGGTCACCTACAAGAGCACGTATCCTTGTTGGCACAAGAGCAGGCGATGCAACAGATACAACAACAGATGCAGCAGGTAGATCTATTGGTTCAAACTGGAGGTATTACTCCAGAAGAGGGTCAGATGCAGATGCAGCAATTACAGATGCAGATGCAAGATGACGCTACTATGAGTCGTGCAATTGCTCAGATAGAACAAGTTATAGTTCAGCAGGTTGCTCAGATGATCACGCCGCCACCGCCAAATCCGGCGGCTGATCCGTTAGTACAACTCCGTATGCAAGAGCTTGGACTGAAACAAGCAGAGCTACAGGCAGACGTACAAAACGATCAGAGTAAACTTGAGGTCGAAGTTGCTAAATTACAACAGCAAGCCGCAGCAGACGCTGCTCGATTAGAAACTCAGGAAGAGATTGCGGATCAGAGAGATGCAACCAATCGTGAGCGTATCGACGTACAACGTCAGAAGATGCAACGAGGCGGCTGATGGACCCCGTTAGCTGCGTTGCATTAGCGACAGGGGCGTACAAAACGCTCAAAGCTGCTATTTCTACGGGCAAGGATCTTCAAGATATGACGGGAACTTTGTCTCAGTGGGGTAAGGCTTTCTCTGATTTTACAAACATAGAAGAACGTGAGAAGAATCCCCCTTTTTGGAAGAAGACGTTTAAAGGCTCTGACGAAGAGACTGCTCTAGAAATCTTTGCCAACAAGAAAAAAATGGAGCAAATGAGGGCAGAGATCAAAGATCATATCTCTTGGAACTATGGGCCGAGTGCTTGGAAAGAAGTCCTACAGATAGAGGCTCAGATGCGTAAGCAAAGGAAAGATGAACTTTATCGTAAGCAGGAGCAAGTTGATGCGGCTATTAACTTTGCCATTGGTGCTTTTATCTTTGTGATAAGTGGCGGACTATTATTTATAGCTTTTTACTATTTAGGGAAATGGCAGGGGCGTTGGTAAATGTGGGTATTATTATGGGTTCAATTAGCAACGCAAGGTTTTGAACATTATCACGTAGGAAGTTACACTAAACAAGAGGTGTGCGAATTAGCAAAAGAAGAGGCTAAAGTTCTTGTCACAAGTGATAAAGCTAAAGTTGTGTGTATTAAAATAGAACTGTGATTGTAGTTGAGCGGCGCGGAAAATACATAATATATGACAAATCTGGTAAAGTTGTTATAATCACACGGGAAAAAAGAATAGCAGTTGCGTATGCGAGGTCAAAGAAATGACAGAGTTTGATAAAGCAGATACCAATAAAAATGGTGTAATAGAAAAAGCAGAGTGGAATAAAATAGCTTTGGAAGATCGTAGATTAGAGATGATTGATCGTGATCTCAAACGTAATGCAGAGCGGCGTTTCACAGGTTTTGCTTTGATGGGAATGTTGATTTATCCGTTTATTATCTTGCTTGCTTCGGTGCTTGGATTTGACAAAGCGGCAAGTTTGATAACAGATATAGCAAGTGTGTATGTCATAGCAGCTTCTGGAGTGGTCGCAGCTTTTATGGGGTTCAATGCTTATAGCGCAAAGGCTGAGAGCAAGAAGACCAGTATACAGATGGAGGAAAACTAATGTTACAATCTATAATAGGACCGATAGCAGGTTTAGCAGGTAGTTGGCTTGATGCAAAGTCACAGGCACAAGCTGCAAGTGCAAAGCTAAAGCTAACAGAGGCAGAAGCCAAAGCTAAGATAATG